ACAAAAAATATAAACAAACTAACAAAAAATATAAACAAACTAACAAAAAATATAAACAAACTAACAAAAAATATAAACAAACTAACAAAAAATATAAACAAACTAACAAAAAATATAAACAAACTAATAAAAAACAAACTAAAAAACGTAAATATTATAATAAAAAACAAAATAAAAAACAAATAAAAAAAGGTGGATTTTTAAATACAATTGGATTTAATATAGGTGGAATAGATTTTAGCAAAGAAACGGGAAAAACACAGTATAATTGGCAAACAGGTAAATGGGACCCAATGGATTGTTATAAAATAGGTCCAATTCCATTTTGTAAAATTAGGAAGTCATAATAATAATAATAATTATATATAAACTAACATAACTAACTGTTGCAACAATAATAAATAAGGGAATAAGTGAATATAGTTCATCGTCGGACATAATAATATAATTATTCAAAAGAAATATTTAAGTTGTTTTTTTTATGTTAGTATAATATAGATTAAATATGGATAAAAATAAAATGAAAATGTTAGTTATGGGTTTAATATTTTTAGGAGGTTTATATTTTTATGTTAGTTATAGTGGAAAGCAACATTTATTAGAAGGATTAACTTCTAATAATGGCGAGCAAAGATGTCCTAATTTATTGATTCAAAAAGGTTCAAAATATTATTTATACAATACGAATTTAGTTGAAGTTCCCGGCGTAAATCCAATTGAATTTAATGATTTAGAAGAATATACCGAATTTTTGGAATGGCAACGCGGTGCCGGAATTAGATGTCCTGTTTTATATTTACAAAATAGTTATGACTCACAAGGTGACAGAGTATATAAAGTTAGACCAAGTGTATCTGACCCTCAGGGAGGATTACCCCCTGTAAACACCCCACAAGTAAACCCACCAATGAGATATACTCCTTTAGTAGATGCAACTCGTAATGATCCCCCTTATAACCAAAATTCATATCCAGCTTACGACCAATCGAGTTATTATACTGGTTCAATGACTCCTTTAGACGCAATAAAAAATTCAAATTATAATATGTTATTTAGTGATAATGCGATGGATCCAAATTGGGGTGGAGCAGAATATACACAAGCTTTAGTAGATAGTGGATTTTATAAAGGAAATGAAGTAAGTATAGCGGTTGCATAAATATAAGAATAATATACAAATAAAAATTTATATGTATATTATAATGGATAAATCAAATCAAATAACAACAAATCTATTTAAAATATATAGTGATGATGGAATAACAATAAATACATTTGATTCCATTTGTAATAAAATAGAAGATATAAATAAATTACTTGATGAAGATATTTGTGAATCAGCTATTTTAGAAAGTGAGCCAAATTATTTTGATGAAAAATATTTACAAAAATTAAATGAAAAAATAACATTTAATATTGTTGATTTAATTCCAATGGAAACATTAAGACGATGTGCTGATAGTTTGGCGCATAATATTGCTTTACAAATTAATGAAGATTTTTCCGAAACTTTATCTCAACCAGAATCAGAATCAGAATCAGCATCTATTTCAAATATATATGGTGGTGCAAATAGTAATAATTTGATGTTAACAGATGAAAATCAAATAAGTAATTTTATAGATCAAATATTAACTGGAACAAATGGAAGAGAAGAAATACAATTATCTGAAAATGAAAATGAAAATATTGATTTAGAAGAAACCCAATTAGAAGTTGAAGAAACAAATAATACTATAAATGTATTAAATAAATTAGAAAGTTTAATAAAAATATGTATTTATGCGATGACGAATTCAAATAATAATAGTGAAACAAATATAAGTGAAACAAATACAATTGAAACAAATAATATTAATATTAATGAAGAAATTAATGCAATTGAAACAACATCAACATCTGAATTTAATTCTTCTAAAAATAATACATTTAGTGAAATATCTGGAGAATCGAGAGTTCCTGATAATATTCTTAAAAAAAAATATTTTTATAATGACTTATTTTATTATTGTTATTTATATTATATACTTTCAGAACTAATTGATTCAAATCCAAATGAAATATTTTTATTAAATACTACTACATATATTTATACATATTTAATACTATTAATATTAATGCCAAATATTACAACATATTTAAGTTCAACAAAAATAAGACGTTATTTATTAATTGAATCAGAATTATATAATTTATTAGAAAATATAGATAAATTATTATTAAATTCTTTTAACCAAGATGCAATTTTAAATACTAATGAAATGGAAATAAAGATAATAGGTGGAATCATAACATTATTTAATCATAAAGCAAACATTAATGAATTAAATAATTTAACTACACCATTATCTCCTAATATTAATAATATTAATAAACCAATGCCAATATCTCCTAGTATTAGTGAAACAAGTAATGCTTCTGTACCAAGTAATGCTTCTATACCAAGTAATGCTTCTGTACCAAGTAATGCTTCTATACCAAGTAATATTACCGCACCTGTAGGTGAAGGCACAAATTTAAATCCAGATTTATTAAATATAACAAGTCCAGGATATTTAAATCAAGAACAAAATTTAAATCGAGAACAAAATAAAATTACAATTAGTCAACCATTAAAATTACCTGAAAATATTGGTTCTTTAGACCCAAATATTGCATCTCAAGATCAAGGCATTTCAAGTTTATTTAAAGGTGGTTCTTGTAAACATATTGATTTAAGAAATGAATTATTATTTATAAAATTTTTATTTGAATGGTCTCATGATTTTGGTCCAAGTAGAGCAATGGTTTATGTAAATGGAGATTATGATTATAAAGATAATAATAATTTTTATACAGAAAAAGGTATATTTCAAACTATATCACACGGTTGGGAAAATATTATCAAAAAAGAAGAATTACAAATAAATAATAAATATACAAATATGGATATAGAAGTTGATAAAGAAATATTTAAAAGATTAAAAAATGCTAGACACGAGGAATCAACATATATTTATAATATTATAGATGCTTTAATGATATATTGTAGTAATATTAAAGCAAATTTATTATATATTCCAATAGTTGAATTTACATGTAAAACAAAAGAAAATAATACAAAAGATATTGAATCATTTTTTAATAACATTTTTAAATATTATAATAATCAACGCATGTTTATAAAAGATGATGATACCATAAATAATATACATTTATCAATAACAAGTGATAATACACCAAATAAAGATATTCCTGAAATAAATTTTGGAAAAAATATGCAAGATATGAATTTAGATCCAATGGCAATAGCGTTAATAACACAACGTAAAGAATTATATACACAATGGGATAATTTAATTGAAAATTATCCAAATTTAATTAAAAATCCGAATATAAATCTTTTAAAAGAGACAATATTTAATAAAAATAATAATAGTTTTCAAAATATAACTGGACAAATTATTTCTAATGTTAAAACAACTCAAACTCAACAAATAAGAACAGTTGCAAAAATGTTAGATCCATTACCATCGGGAAAATTTACAATTGAAGATATTAATGGTAATCAAATAATTTCACAAAATTTAAATGGAATTGACAATAATGAAAATAAATTAATATTAAATAATGCTCTTAAAATAGCAACTATATATGGTATAAATCAATTATTAAATGTATGGATAGATAATTCAATGATTATAGAAGATTATGAATATATAATTGAAAATAATGAAATAAATGCAATTAAATTTAAAACAACCAGTCAAATAAATAAATCATTTGATTGGTATTATGGTATTTGTACAGTTAATATAATATGCGGTGCATTAATAAATGTTAGTATAAATGCAAATAATAAATATAATACAAATATTTCTGATTTAAAAAATAGGGAAAACTTATTTAATGTAAATACTAATTTTGCAAATAATATTAAACTTGATACAAAATTAAAAGAAAAATTAAAACAACAATGGGAACAAATATATAATATAGTTAACTTTATATTAGATTATGATGGATTTAAATTTGAAAAAACAGTGCAAACAGTATTAATGATTATTGCTTATTTAAAATCGTGTGGAGATGAATATCAGCGTCTAACATGTGAAGCAATGAATTATTTATTAAATAATAATAAAGAAGATTTAATAAAAAATGTAAATATAAATAATTTTGATATTAATAGTTTAAAAAATATTTTAGGTAGTACTGTTTTTTTCTTAACAAAAGATAGAATATTAATAGGTGAATCAATAGAAAAGAATACTCCATTATTTACTAATTTAAAAACTCCACACGAAGCATTTTATGATGATGTTGAAGTAGCAGAAAATTTTTATAATCAATCACAAGAAATAAATGGAAATTATTTAACAAAAAAAAGTATTGGATTAATGTCAAATAGAAGAGATGTATTAAGTAGTGCAGCTGTAATAGATTATAGTAAGAAGGTTAATGAAAATAACGAAAAAATAATAAATTTATTTAAGGCAATTATGTTAAAAACAAATCCAGAAAATTATAACAATCCAAATACTTATGGAGATAATAAAACGATTTATCAAATTATAGAAGATACAACAAATTATTATATACAATTACAGTATAATATAAATATTAATAAACAAGAAAATGTAAATTCAATAATAGAAAATATTATTAATAAAAATAGTAATACTCAAAGTGAAATTGATTCAGATATAACTCGTATATCTAATAATTTAGGTGAAATTTTAAGTCAATCAAATAATGAATTATTAACACAATTAACTCAAGCAAGTCAAACTTCTGAAGGTACAGTATTTTTAGATTCAATTCCTGAGAATGATTTAATTATAAAATATGAAATACAAATGGATATAATATCAAATTTATCAAAATTATTATTAGCATTAGAATATTATAATGCAGCATCAGAAACAAAAATGAAAACATTTTATGAAACAAGTATTAATGCAGAAATAAGTAAATCAATATCAACAACGATAGATTCAAATATGATAAATATGATTACATTAAAAAATAGTTGTAAGTTACCGACAACAACAGATGGTTTAAGTAAATTATTAGAAAAAATGATAGATGAGCCAGAAGTAATTGATAAATTATTAGATTCTTATAATAAAGCAAATGAAATATTTATAAATAAACTAACAATGTATAAAACAATTATATCAAATTTTAATTATAATTTAGAAAATAAACAAAAAAATAACGATTTAAATATTGAATGGAATATAAATGATTTAATGACAAGTTATTTAAATAATATTTTTGGAGATAAAATAAGAAATGATGTAATAACAAAATATAATGATTATTTAACTTATATTGATGCAACAAAAGATTTATTTGGTGAAAAATTTTTTTCAGATATTAAAACTAAAATGGAATCTGAATCTAGAAGATTAGAACGTTCAAGATCTCGTACAGGAGAAAGAGTAACATATTTTTCGGAAAATGAAAATGCAGAAGAATTAAAAGAACAAATTATACAAGAATTAGAAAATTATTTTAAAGAAAAAAATGAACTAGAACAAGAAAAATTAAAAAAAGAACAAGAAATATTAGAAGCAGACCAATTATTAATAAAAAATAAAGGAAAAAAAAATATAATACAACAATTAAAGGGATTTTTATTTGATTCTTTGGCAGATATTAAAAAAATGATAACAGGAACTAAAAAAGATATACGTACAATTGATGGACGTTTAAAATTAATATCAACTAATATACAAAAATTAACTGAAAAAAAACAAAAAATAGAAATAAAAGATGTACAACGTACAAAAGTATTTGGTTATGAAACACTTAAAAATGCTTTTAATTATTTATTGGGTCGCCGTAGCACCGGTGCTACAAATTTAACAATTGATACAACTGTAGAAAATACTGATTCTTCTACTGGAATTACTCCTGGATTAAAAAACGTTGAATTATTTACGCCTGGTACCGGTAAAAGAAAAACAACTGAATTAGAAGAAGAAATTATAAGCCCAACAGAAAGCCCAACAAAAAAACAAAAACAAACTCCACTCGAATTTGGAGGTAAAGGTAAAACTTTAAAACAAAAGCGTCGTCATTATTCTACTAAACGTACTAAACTAACAAATAATAAAAAACATACTAAATATATGAAGAAAAAAATTTTAAGAAAAACACGCACCAAATAAAATGACTAAATAAAATACAATTAAATAAAATAATATTACTAAACTTAATAATATTATTTGTTAATTTATTGGCTATCTAAAAACTTCATTGTTGCATTTAATGAATCCTTTGCTTCTTTTAATGAATTTAATGCATTAACTGCCTCAATATTTGCTGTACCATCTGTCTTCATATTTAATGCCTGTTTTAACATCATAAAACTAAAATAATCATCTAAATTAATTATGGCTGTTTCATAATCTTTTCTATATTTTGAAATAAGTAATTCATCTTGAAGTTTAACAACTTGAGCTTTAACAGCGGCGGCATAACTAGAAGATGTGCCAGCTTCACCTGTAGTAGCAGAATCATTATTCGTTAAACCTTCGACAACACGGACTTGTAATTGAAACATTTTAATAACCATATAAATAATAAATGTGGCAACAATTACTATACCAATTAGCTTAAACATCTCGTCGTTCATTATATTTAGAAAATATAATATTTATTCTAAATATAATATATATTGTCGTTTTTTTATTGATAATCAAGTTTCACCACAATTTTTAAATATAGAATAGATGAATTATACTATATTAATTGATTGTTTAGAAGGTAGTCCAATTTGTTCTGATTGTAAAGCAACTTCAACCATATTTGTAGATTTATTCTCAATATCTTTCATAATAGATTGTATATTTTGGTCTGACATTATTATAAATATATTTATAATAATGTTTTTATATTATGTTAAAATCAATTTTTTATATACAGCATTCGCTACAATAATATATTTTCAAATCCTTATCTCTTTTTTTCTGAATAAATTCAATAACATCTTCTTTATCAGCTCCATCTACATATTCTAATTCATCTAAAAATCCTCGTCTATAAACATTAATTGCATTTGCTGTTGCAATATGTTTTTGATATAAATTATATATTTCAGTTAAAAAATCATTTCTATTTTGCTTATTTTCTTCACTTGAACCTAAGAATTTAAATATATCTGTACTTAGTTTATAGAAATTTTTATGAGATTCAAGCTCTTGGTCTACTCTATCTTTTAATTGCCATAATAATTCAATACTTGTTAAAACTCCACAAAATAAGGATATTAACGCATTTAATAATGAAATAGTTTTTTGATCTAAATAATTTTGCAAACCCACAGCAAAAAATGAATTTAAACCGCTTAATATTATGAGAGGGATTCTGAATACACAAAATAAAATATTTTTATAAAAATGGTGTTTTCTGTTGTGATAAATACTTAAATAAACGCAATTTTTTCTCAATTTAATTAAAATTTGGTCAATTTCGTTTTGTGATTTAGCACTCCGTGTTTGTTCTGTTATACATAATAAATTATTTATATTTTGTTTAACGGTTTCTTTTTCTTGTATAGTTAATTCTACATTTTCTTCTGTTGGCATTTAAATATAATATTATTGATTCTATTTAATATATTTTTTATGTTTTATTCTTTAAGATAACTAACAATAGTTGCAATTGTTGTTTTACTGATTTTCCTTGCTTTTCCATTTGCATCAATTGTGCAAACATTATTTAAGCAATTCTCATCTGTTTGTATTGCTTTAATTAAGTTAGGTAATGTTTTAAATTGTTGTAAAATAGCTAAAGCACTTGCTGAACTAACACCAGGAATTTGACATAACATTATTTCACCAATATTTGATGCTGTAATATTTTCTTTTTTAACTTTTTTAATTACCGAACAATATTCTTTTTCTTCCTTTATTGTATTAGTTTCTCCTGTATTTTCACTTGTTTCTCCATTATTTTCACCAGTTTGAGTTGGTGTTGTTAGTTTATTAGAATAAAATCCTAGTTTATTTAATTTTAAATTACTAACAAGTTTATAAACCATAGTACAACAAAGATGTGCTGTTTCTTCTAAATTATTTGAACGCATTAGAGAAAATCCTTTGAAATAATTAATAGAAAACATTGCAGAATATAAGGTTTGTTTATCAATTCTGTCTTTAAATGCATTAAATCTGAACATATCGCCTTCAATTAAATATATAATATTATGATTATGATGATTTAATCCATTTAAACGATAAGATTGTTCTTCATATCTTCCGTCTTTAATACTGGCTGCTAAATCAGATAAAGTTTTTCTTTCAACAATAACGCAATCATTTTCGCCATCATTAATAATAATGTCGCCTAAAGGAAGAGATTCGGAGATAATATTGATGGCTTTAAATTTAGGATTAGAACTAACAAGTTCTTGGCATTTTTTAAGTAATTCGGATTCACGTACATCAATTTTAATAAGCATTTATAATTAACTATGTTAGTTTGTTGTTAAGTTATTTTTTATGAAATATATTATATTTTATCTTCTTTCCATTAAATATATTATATTTAAAACAATATAAAGACAAATTATTAATATAATGTGTGTAATATATTAATAATATATTGTTAAGTATATTTTTGCTCCACTTTTCTTAAAAGTGGACTTAAAAGTTGAAATTTTTGCTCCACTTTTCTTAAAAGTGGACTTAAAAGTGGAAATTTTAACCCATATTTCCACCGTGAGTAGCGTGATATCCATACTTTTGAGTTTGGACGGTTGTATTTGGCATACAAACTAAGCCAAATTGAGTATTTGTTGCTCCAATTAATCCAGGATTAGATGACATAAACCAACCGATAGATGGTGCGAGTCCGGATTTTTTTAAGCCACCACATACGTTAGTTCTATTGACAATTGAAGCTGCATTACGAGCACGTTTACTTGCATTCATTAAAGGCATTTTATACACTAGAATAACATTTTATTTTTTTATAAAAGAAAAAATAAAATAATTTCCTAAATAATAATTTATTAAAATACTTTTATATTTAATCTAAATATTTCCAAATAAACCCTCCCGCAGTTTTTCTATAATTACGTAATACTCCTTGAATACAGCTGGGATGTCTATTTATTTCTTTTGAAGCTGATACTATTGATGGGAATTCCTTAATAAAATTACTTTCTAAATCATATTGTCCTATTTTTCTAGTAAAATTATTTCCTAAACCTGTTTGAAATTTATGTATTTGATTTTCTTGATTAGTAACCCATTCTAAATTAGATACAGCATTATTTAATTTATTACCATCAATATGGTTAACTTGTTCTTTATTTTCTGGATTTTCAATAAATGTTTGAGCTATAATACGATGTAATCTATATGTTTTTGAATCTATTGCACATATATTATAACCAGAAATTGATGGTTTATAATTGTCCATTATTTTACCATTTGCATTTTTAAATCTTCCTAAATTTGAAACATAATATATTTTTATTGTATTTTGAACTTGTTTCCATATTTCCCCTTCAACATTTTCCTCACATATTTTATATTGCCATTTAAATTTATATGCAGATAATTTTGTTTTATATATTTTAAATCAACATATAACCCAAAGAAAATATATGTTACAATTACATTATGGGTTATTATTATCAAACCCAACATATAGTAATGTAGAAAATTATTTAACAAATGAGTTTTGGTTAAGAGATTTGTTATCATATAATATTATGGATTATAGTGTAAGTTATGAAGATATGTTAACAGTTGCAAAAATTTTTAACCTCAAACAAACAATGAGTTGTTTGGAAAAAATGACTTAAATACAAATTTACATATTATATTTTCTAGTTAACAAACGTTTACCACGTCTTCTTTTTGTCTTTTTATTTTTTCTTTTTTTGCGTTGTTTGCCGCCAACAAATTGTTTTGGATTTAAATTCATTATTAATCGGCGTATTTGAGAAATCCACGGTTCATTTCCAATAGTAATTTTATCAATAACTTTTCTAATATTTGGTGTATATATTTGTTCTAAACATTTATAATGATCCCTAGTTTTTCTTTTCATAACTTCACTCATTATGTGTGTATCCATATCAAATTTTTTTACTCTTTTATAAATTTTACCATCAATTGACATAAAATAAATGCCGGATGTAGAAGTGTCTATTAATCGTATATATTCTTTTTCATCTAGTGTTAAAACTTTTCTATATGCTTCATATGGAGTTTGGTCGTTATCTATTACATATAGTTTTCCATCATCAACTCCTTCAGTAAAAAATTTATAAAACCCTTGTTCTGAATCATTAACAATTTGTGCATCGCTATAACGCTCTTCAGCAGAATTTGCGGCATAATATGGCAATACAATACTAACGTAATAATAAATTATTATGCCTTTTATTATTTCTTCATTGGTAAAATTGAGTTGCTGGTTATTTTTTAAAAAAATAGATATAGATTGTTCTAAAATGGCTTTTTCTTCATTAGTACAGCAGGGTTTAAACTCACCTAATGAATATTCTTTTGGAACAAATTCTTGAAACCATTTTTTAGTGCAATCATTAAGTATTGCTAATGTTATTCTAAATGTTTCTTTATCGTTTATATCCATATAATATACATTGGTAATTATTTTATAAAAAATTGAATTACTTTAAATAAAAAATAAATATTATAACAGATATACGTATTTAAAATGATTGCAAATTATAACTATGATAATGACAGAGATATTGATATCGCCGGTTTTATAGATGCCGAAAGAAAATCAGCTCCAAGAATATTATTACCTATTAAAGAGGGAATACATAATAGTTTAGAGGCATTAAGAAAAGCAAGATTAATTGATGAAACTGTAAAAGGGCAAATAATATTGATGTTTTATTTTGATAATGATGCATTATCAAAATTTTGCATATTAGATATGGCAACAAATCATACAGGTATGACAAATATAGAATCAAAGAAACAATATAAATTATGGCACCACGAGGGAATAAAAACAGGTTTTAGTGAATATGGTATAGGTTCAAAAAAAGAAAATTTACGTTGTTGTAATTTAATCGAGCACCATACAATAACTAATAGTGGTAAATATGAAATGACAAGATGGGATATATCTCGTAGTATAGAAGATAATCGTTTGTTAGATGTTGTTAGTTATGAATTAGAACCTGAATATAAACTTTTAGATAAGTATAAAATATCAGAATATAATACTTATACATTAGTTCAATGTAGTGAAATATTACCAAGATTAAAGAATTCAGATACTTCTAATTATATTAAAGATACAAATATTGGATTATATAAGGAATTATGTGAACATCTTGTTAGGTGGGATAGTGATAATATTGAAATTATATACAAGGTATTTGAAAATAATAACGAACCAATGATTGATGAAATAATATTACCAGGATTAAGTAATATATTAGCATTTAATAGAAAGGAATATGAATTAATATGTTGTAAGGATAAAATAAATGGAAATTATCAAAGTTTTATTTTAATAAATGAAAATATTGATGACGAAAATTACGTTAATTTTAATAGAGATGAATTAACTACATTACAAAATTGCAATAAAAATAAGGAGGCTAAATATGGGACATTTTACAATAATCAAACTTTAGATACTTTTCAAGGTAAGTTGTTAACAACTAAAGAAATTATAAATAATGGAAAAAAATCAAAGGTTGAACTAACATACAAAAATATTATAAAACATTATGAACATAAATCTACATTAAAATTAATTTGTTCTACTGATGAATATGACCCAGAAGAATCTGCAGATAAATTTGGGTTCTATGGCTTTAGAGAAGTTGATGGATTTAATGTTGTTTTAACTACTCCTCAACCTCTTAGGTTACAATGGAACTTATTTAAAAGTCACAGAACCAGACATAATCAATTGAGATGTGGTATTCAATATAATAGAGATAGTGATGAATTTCTATTATCGGATTCAAGTAAAACTTTATCTGATGATAGACGATTTGAAATATCTTTAAGATATAATTTATTAAAATTAACATATGATTATATTTCTAGTATGAGAAAACACTATGACGATTATAATACTGAAAAAAAAAAGATACCTGCTACAACTCCTGCACCAGCATTAGCTCCAGTTTTAGAGCCAGTTATAGCTCCAGTTTTAGAGCCAGTTATAGCTCCAGTATTAGAGCCAGTTATAGCTCCAGTTTTAGAGCCAGTTATAGCTCCAGTATTAGAGCCAGTATTAGAGCCAGTTGTAGCTCCAGTATTAAAGCCAGTTGTAGCTCCAGTATTAAAGCCAGTATTAGAGCCAGTTGTAGCTCCAGTATTAGAGCCAGTTATAGCTCCAGTATTAGAGCCAGTTATAGCTCCAGTATTAGAGCCAGTATTAGAGCCAGTTGTAGCTCCAGTATTAAAGCCAGTATTAGAGCCAGTTGTAGCTCCAGTATTAAAGCCAGTAGTAGCTCCAGTATTAGAGCCAGTATTAGAGCCAGTATTAGCTCCAGTTTTAGAGCCAGTTGTAGAGCCAGTTGTAGAGCCAGTATTGAATACAACCTCAACAGATATAAATTATACGAATTATACTATATCAGGTCAAAAAAGAAAAAGAGTTACAATAGATGCGGCAAAAACGGCATTAACAATAATATTAAAAAAATATGAAGAAGGAATAATGCAAGAAAATATTAAAAATTTATTAGTTGATATAGCGTGTCATCTTATAGGAAAAGGTGGAGATGACGACACTTATTTATTTATAAACGATGTAAGTGTAGATAAATTATATTTGCATATAAATTCAATATGGAATTTAAAATATGATGAAAATGATAATGTAAAGATGGGTTCAAAAATAGTAGATTTTGTTGAGGAGAATAATTTGGTCCCGACTTAGTTATCCTCCAAAATACGGCAATATAATATATTTCGTTAAAATATTAAAATAATAATATATATTGTATATATTATGGATAAAATAAATAAATTATATTATATTAATTTAAATCGTCGTAAAGATCGAAATGAACATTTTTTAAATGAATGTAAAAAACAAAATATACCAAATGATAAAATTCAAAGGTTTGAAGCATTAGATGGAAATACATATAATTTTAATGAAAAAGAATTAAATATGTTTAATAAATGTGATTTTAAAGGAAGAAATTTTGAAAAAAAAATATATGGTAATCAATTAAGTCATTATTATATATTTAAAGAAATGATTGAAAAATCATATGAATATATAATTATTTGTCAAGATGATGTAGTATTTAAAGAGAATTTTTTAGATTACTTAAATAAATTAATGCAAAATATACCGGAAAATGCGGAAATGATAAATATTGGTTTACATAAAGTGGGTTCATATAGTTATTTTGTTCCTTGGGATTTAACAAAAGAAGATAATATCAATGATTATGGAATAATAATAAACAATAATGATAATATATGTAAATTAAAACGTGGTATTAATCCATGTTCATTAGCATATATATTAACATTAAAAGGAGCAAAAAACTTTGTTAGTTATTTTAAAGAAAAAGGATTTTTACGTGCAACAGATGGTAATTTTAATGATTATTTAGAATTTAAAGACATATTTTATGGTTCTATACCAGTATTATGTACAGGTAATCCAAGTTTAGGTTCAGATATATTTGGTCAAACTTAGTTATCCTCCAAAACGCTGCTTTATATATTATTCTAAAACAGCTTAAATAGAATACAACTTTATTATGTAATGACAGAACAAGCAGTATCAGTTATTCGTGACGACGATATTATTAAAACTGACGAAGGATTAATATTTAACCCTTATAATCCATTAAATTCTGAGATTACATTGAATGATGTTCAATATATTCTCACAAAATATGGTATTCCTTCAACCGTGTTTAATTTTGAACTTTATCGACGCGCTTTTATTCATCGCTCTTACACTAAACGTCCCGGATTTGAAAACATTCAACAAAATATTACTATTGTTGAAAAACCATCAGATTGTATGCCATTAAGTAGTAAATCTAATGAGCGTTTAGAATTTTTAGGAGACGGAGTTTTAGAATGCGTTACCAAATATTATTTATATCGCCGATTCCCTAAAGCAGATGAAGGTTTTATGACGGAAAAAAAGATTGCAATTGTTAAAAATGAGGCTATCGGTAAAATCGCTCTAGAAATGGGATTACAAAAATGGTTAATCATATCTCGTAATGCTGAGGAAAAAAAGATTAGAACAAATTTAAAGAAATTAGGATGTTTATTTGAATCGTTTATTGGTGCGCTATTTTTAGACTTTAACAAAATACAGGTACACGATGATGAAGGGTGGTTTGATAATATATTTGTTACTGGACCTGGATTTCAAATGGCACAAAAATTTATCGAGAATGTATTTGAAAGACATATAGATTGGATTGCTCTAATACAAAATGATGATAATTACAAAAATATATTACAGGTTAAGATACAAAAGGAATTCAAAGTTACACCACATTATTTAGAATTAACAAATGATTTAGAAGAAGGATATAAAATGGGAGTTTATTTATGTTTAGGACAACCAATTCATAGTGTCGAAATAAAGGACGCATTACATATAAATTCTTTTAATAATTTTAAGGCAGTACAAGAACATTTGTTAACAAATGATGGTAAAATATTTTTATTTTTAGGAGAAGGCCAGCATAAAATTAAAAGAAAGGCAGAACAAATGGCGTGCGAAGAAGCATTGAAAAAATTAAATATTTAATAGTTAAAATATAAAGATAATTTTATAAAATATATAATTATGACAAGTATTAATGATGATTATTCAGATGAAGAAAGAAGTGATAATAGTAATGTAGAATTTGATGTTGAGACGTGTACAGAAGTATATAAAGAAGTTATAAGAGATGCAAAATATGGAGATTTAGTTGGAGATGTTACGCGTGAAAATATGACGTTTATAGTAAATAAAAAAAAGATAAAAATGTATTTTTATTTAGACTTTTCATTTGATTTTGAAGAAGGTTTTTATCATACATATTTTACGAACTTTGAATTAGATACTTGGGTAAAGCCGAGTTTAAGAAAAGAAATGGAAAGGTATGTAAGAAATAATTTTGTAACAGAAGATAGATTATCATGTTAGTTTTATATATTTACTAATAGTAAAAATATAAAAATTTATATATAGAAATATATTAGAGTAATGAATCCTTTAGAAGCATTAAAAGATAGATTAAAGGTGAAACCACAAGTTCAACATAATGTTGGTGTAAAAGTTATTGTTGCTCCTGTTGATAAAGAAGAAGAAACAAATGTAGTTGAAGAAAAAAAAGATATAAAAAAGACGGAAATTATTGTCGACAAAGATGATGGAAAAAGGGCGCAAGATATTTTAGAGAAAATAAAACAAAAGAAGATTTCTGCCGTTGTAAAAAAGGTTGCAGAAGAAAAACCAGTTATTAAAGAATCACAAGCACCAATTATTATAGAAGAAGAAAAGAAAAAGAAACCAAAAAAACTCAAAGCTCCCATTTTGTTAGTTGAAGAAGAAGAAAAACCTGTTGAAATATTACCAGAAGGTGGCCCTCGATTAGAAGAAATAGAAGTAGAAAAAGTAGAACCAGCTATTCCTTTAGAAGAAGATATTATAATTGACGTAAAGCCACCTAGAAAAAGAATTTCAAAGAAAGCACCAAAGGGCATCAAAGAAATTGGACCGGAAATAATGATTCAGATTGGAGATACACCTTTACCTAAACGTATTCCACCTCCCGCTGTTTATGATATGAAAGTTTCTAGCTATTATATGAATAATCGCGAAATTTTTGTTAATTTTATTAATAACTTATTTGAACCTTATAAAGAAGATTTATTAGACGAATCTAAAGGTATTTCTTGTGAAGATATTGGAAAAGATACTGGAGAAATTACAATGTTAACACATCAAAAAATTGTACGCGATTATATGAATTTATATACACCATATCGTGGACTACTTTTATATCACGGTTTAGGTTCAGGTAAAACGTGTACTTCAATTGCGATAACAATAGCTGTGGCAGAAGGATTAAAAAAATCCGGAAAAGTAATAGTTATGACACCAGCGTCGTTAAGAAGAAACTATATTGAAGAAATAAAGAAATGTGGAGATTTATTATTTAGAAAAAAACAATTTTGGGAATGGATATCAATTGATTTAAATCCCGAGTTAGTTGACCCGTTATCAGCTGCGTTAAATTTGCCTCGTGAATATATACGTCGCAGGGGTGGAGCTTGGTTAACAAATATTACTAAACCGGAGAATTACGCTGATTTAACTGCTACGGATAAAAAATCATTAAATGACCAATTAGATGAAATGATCGGTAATAAATATACTTTTATTAATTATAATGGTTTAAGAAGAGAAAGATTTAAACAACTAACAAATAATTTTGAAACTAACATATTTGATAATTCAATTGTAGTGATTGATGAGGCACATAACTTAATTAGTAGAATTGTTAATAAAATTAATAAAATAGCAAAATTTGCCGAAAAAAAACGCGGACCTAATGCAGTTCTACCAAATTCACTTGCATTACAAATATATGAATTCTTATTACGTGCCGAAAATTGTAGATTAGTATTATTAACTGGTACTCCAATCATAAATTATCCAAATGAAATTGGAATACTTTTTAATTTATTACGCGGTTATATAAAAACGTGGAGTTTTACATTAAATACAGATGGTAACAAAAAAATATCTAAAGATGAATTGAGCAGCATTTTTAATAAAGAAAAAATATTAGATTATTATGAATATATACCTAGTTCAAAAACTTTAACAATAACACGTAATCCACTTGGTTTTGAAAATAAAATTACAGCTAGTTCCGGTTATAAAGGGGTTACAAATGAAAAGAAGGAAATAAAAGACGAACAAGGTAAAACAAAAAAAGATGAGCAAGGAAATATAATGTATGAAGATAGAGGTGTTGTTAATGATGATGATTTTATAAAAAGAATGACAAAACTATTAAAGAAACACGACATAACTGCAAATGCAAATTCAACAGATGTTAAAGTATATACTGCATTACCTGATACATTAGAGGAATTTGCCAATAATTTTATAGATAGAACTACAGGTACAACATCAAATATGGAAAAATTCAAACGAAGAATCGTTGGATTAACGTCATATTTCCGTTCAGCACAAGAAGAATTATTACCTGCATATGATAAAGAATTTGATAAAGAGATAGTGATGTGTCCAATGAGTGATTATCAATTTTCTATATATGAGAATTATAGACAACAAGAAAGAAAATCGGAAAAGCCAAGTAAAAAGAAGGTTGCGGCAAATGTGGATTTAGATGGGTTATATAAAGAACCATCATCAACATATAAAATTTTTTCACGTTTAGCGTGTAATTTTGTAATGCCAAATCCTCCTGGCCGCCCAAGTCCAGCTGAATATAGAATTATAGGTGAACAAATTAAAGAAGGTAAATTATTGGCATATATGAAACAAAAATATACTGAAAATAAAGCGGAATTTAATGAAGATATTCAGCAAAAATATGATGAATTAATGGCTGTAATACCTGAAGACAATTTAAAGAAACATGGCTCTGTATTATTTAATTTAATGGATAAATATATCAAAAAATATTTGACAGAAAACTATAGAGAATCCATTGAGACATATATAAGAGAACAAGGATTTGATTTTATATTTGAAGGGGAAGCTCCTAAAAATAAAAATCCAGAAGAAATGCAGTTAGTTACATTACAAAAAGATGCGGATAAGGCTGCAAAGAAAAGACAGAAGGAAGAAGAAAAGCTTGCAAAGTTAAAACGATTAGAAGAAGAAAAGATTGCAAAATTGAGGCAAAAAGAAGAAGAAAAGGCCGCTAAGCTTAAACGTTTAGAAGATGAAAAGAAGGAAAAACAGGCTAAACGTTTAGAAGAATTAAACAAAAAAAAAGAGGAAAAGGTTTTAAAGAAGGCGGAAGAAAAAGCTGCTAAAGATGCGTTAAAAGAAGAAAAAAAGGCTAAAACGTTTAGAAGAATTAAACAAAAAAAAAGAGGAAAAGGTTTTAAAGAAGGCGGAAGAAAAAGCTGCTAAAGATGCGTTAAAAGAAGAAAAAAAGGCTAAACGTTTAGAAGAATTAGAAAGAAAGAAAGCCGAAAAGGAAACCAAAAAAAAGAAGAAAAAGCAAGAATCTGAAGATGATGAAGATGATGAAGATGATGAAGAAGATGAAGAAGATGAAGAAGATGAAGATGATGAAGAGGATGAAGAAGAGGAAGAGGAAGAGGAAGAGGATGAAGATATGAGTGGTGGTGCAAATACGGATTATAAGGTTGAAGAGCCAGAAGATCCGGCGGAAAAATTTGTAGATGAACAATTAGGTAATGATGACGGGTCAGTATTATCAATACATTTAGAAGATTATAAAGATGAAGATGCGATAGCAAGAGAGGCAGATGAACTAGAAGGAGACGAAATATTAGAACGTATGGGTTCAGTTGATTATAAAGAAGCAATTAAGTCAGCTTTAAGATATTTACAAATACATTCGCAAGAATATTTATCATTAAAGGGATTAGAAACATATAGTCCTAAATTTTTAGAGATTTTAAATAATATTGATGATCACGAGCATCCAGGTTTACATTTAGTTTATAGTCAATTTAGGTCGATGGAAGGAATAGGAATATTTTCTCTTGTATTAGAAGCAAACGGATATGCAAGATTTAAAATTAAACGCACAGGAGCTGATGGATGGGAAATAAATATGAGCGAAGAAGATCAAGGAAAGCCGTGTTATGCATTATATACTGGTACAGAAGATGATGAAGAACGTGAAATATTACGTAATATTTATAATGGCCAATGGGAATATATTCCAAACAATATTGCGACACATCTTCGCACAAAGAGTAGTAATAATAATTTAGGGGAAATAATTAAAGTACTTATGATTACAAGTGCTGGTTCAGAAGGTATTAACTTACGTAATACACGTTATGTTCATATTATGGAACCATATTGGCATCCGGTTCGTGTAGAACAAGTTATAGGTCGTGCTCGCCGTATTTGTTCGCATCAGTCATTACCAAAAGAACTACAAACAGTACATGTATTTGTCTATGTTTCAGTGTTAACAGAAAAGCAATTGAAAAGTGAAATGGCGATGGAGCTGCGTTTAAAAGATCAATCAAAATTACCCCCCTTTTTACCGCAAACAACAGACCAATTATTACTGGAAATATCAAATATTAAGGAAAATTTGTCATCACAGTTGTTAAAAGCTGTAAAAGAATCTGCTATAGATTGTGCTACACACGCGAAATCAACGTCTAAAGAAGGTTTAGTTTGTTTATCATTTGGTCAACCTAACGTACAAGATTGGGCGTTTAATCCATCAATAACCCAAGATGAAAATGACACAGTGGCAGATATAAATAAGGTTACAATAGATTGGGAGGGAAGAGAATTCACATTAAAATCGACTGGAAAAAAATATGTATTAAGAATGGATACAAGAGAAGTATATGATTATGATAGTGTAATAAGAGCAAAACAAATACCTGGTGTTAAACCCATTAAAATAGGTAAACTAACAAAAAATTCTAAAGGAGATTACGAAATAGTTAAGGAAAAAATATAAGATTAATTATCTGTTGAGTTTTGTTTTAGTAACAAACTAACAATATCTAAAATTTTATTTAACTTTTCATCAGTTTCATTAATTTTGTTAGTTAGTTCATTAATTTGTTTAATAATTTGAGAATTAGAAATAATTGGATTATTTATATTTGTATTTGTATTTGTAGAAGGTTGTGCTACTGGTGCAAATGTATTAATCCCGATATCTAATAAATTGACGGATTTTTGCTCTTCATATTGGATTGTTATTTTGTCTTTATCTTCATTTTTATCTTCATTTTTATCTAAAGTTTTAAGTTTTGAAAATATGTTAGTTACGGATAAATTGGTTTCATTTTCATCATTCCAAGTTACTTTTTTTGGTTTTTCCGATATATTTAGAGATATATTATTTGTATTATCAATTTGAATATGTTTTAAACGCTGACTTGAATTTGTCTTTAAAATATTATCTTGCTGTTGTTGTGGTTTAACGGATGTTTCGAATGGTTGTAACCATTTTTGTGCGTTTGGATCTGGACTAATCAAAATATCTCGTTCTCTTTCAGCCATTTTATCGGCAACTAAACTATCCATAGATGTAATTTTTTCCTCAGAAATATTATAACTTAGATTAATTTCTTTAGGTTTAGGAGTATTCATAAAAGAATCAAAATCATTTTTACGCAACTCATATTGTGATTCAAATTCTTGTTTTCTTGCTGTTTGAATATCTTCTATTTTATAAGGTTCTAATACTTCTTCGTCGCTAATTTTAATAAGTTTAGGTTGTTCTTTAGGAAATAATTTATTAATGGCAATAACCATTTGAGATAAAAAGTGTTTATTAGCAACCATAATGGAAATTTTTGGATTTAATTTAGAAGAAAATAATCCAATATTTTTATCAAAAACAAGTTTAATATTTTGTATTAAAACAGTGTTTGATTTATTTACATTTAATTCATCTAATAACACATCCCATAAAAGTTCTATATTTTGTTTATTTAGAAAATTAGTCATCCCAATATATAATCTATTAGTTAAATATTTATGTTATTATTACGATTATAATATAAATAATGAATATTTTGTTAAATTTAAAAGAAATGGTTATAACAAATATAACAAATTATAATACATATAATTCAAAAATTATACTAACAAAACAACATAATAATAATAATAATAATAATAATAATAATAAATCTTTTGTTAGTTCACAACCAAATAAAACTACTTTTAAAAAAAATAATAAAATTCAAATGCGATTTTTTTAACAAAGAAAACACATTTAGAATATTAATGATATATATTAATCATAATTTAAAGGCAATATTTATTCATATTCCTAAAACAGGTGGTTCTTATATTGGTCCTACATTGGTCAAATATTATGGGTTTCAATGTTATTTAGAATTATTAAATAAGAGACGCTTGGATCACGACCAAGTGTGCGTTAAAAATTTGGTAAAAACTGGAAACCCAATTTATGATTCAACATTTTTAAATAAATCTTTAGGAATACTAACATATTGTAGAACAAGTGAATATTTAAGCAGTTGTATGAATATGAATGAAGAAAAATGGAATAATTATACAAAATTTTGTTTTATTCGTCATCCTTATGATCGTTTATTATCTGGTTGGAATCATATTAAGAAAATATTTAATTATAATATTCTTTTGAAAGATTACATAAATAAAGACCAGAATTCAGTTTCAGATATAGAACATTCACATATTTTTTTTGAACAATATATGCAAATAATGTTACCAAATGGTGAATGTGGTGTAGATATTATTGGACGATTCGAATATTTAGAACAAGATTTTATAGAAATTCTCAAAAAAATAGGTGTAAAACAAATAATACATATTCCTAAAAAAGTAAATGTATCGAGACCAAATAGAAGTGAAAAAATAATATTAAATAGTGATGTAATTAGAAGGGCAAATGAAATATTTAAAAATGATTTCGAAAAATTTCATTATAAAAAATATGAATTATAATAGATTATTTATTTTGTTAGTTTATAACTCGGGATTAAAATATATTTTTCTAAATTGTTCCATATATTCATCTTTTAATATATGTGTTTTTAGATAATGTTGTGTTATTTTATCTTGTAACATATGTACTATAAAAAATAAAGAATAAATACCACATTCAGTATTACCATATTGATGTTCTACGGGATAATTTTGGTCAAACTTAAAATTAATCGGATTTGTTAGTTTGGAGCCTTGTTCTATAACTCTATTAACTAATTTTTTTATTTCTTTAGGAATGGGATCTCCAGCACTATCAAAGAAAAATATGGTACCTTTTTTACAATTAATAAAAAGAGATATCCAATGACTACCGCTTTTATAATGTGGGTCTGTATTAAATATGATTCCAATTTTAAATTTACCTTTTTGCATATGTTGTTCTAAATTAAAATTACAAAGTTCTTCCCAAACGCATTCATCATTAAGCATTTTTGTGTCAAAATCTATTGGACTTGGACCCAAAAAATCAAAGCATTTATATTTTTTTTCATATTGATTCATTACTGCTATAATATCCACACTTGATAGCCATTCATTTGGATTCTTTTTCCAATCATTTGGTGACTCAGGAGCAAATGCGTCTAATAAATCTTTTTCTAAACGTTCATTTTTAACCAATTTTTTAATCCAACAAGATTCTTTGTTACAAGTTTTTGAATAAAATTCTTTTAATTTAGACCATATTTGTTTAGCATCATTAGTATTAATTATATTATCGGGATGTCTTGCATTCCACATTTCTTTAAGTTTATTTAAATCTTCATCAGAATAACAAGTAAATGAATTGCTTGATTTATCGTTATCAGGACTACAACTTAATTTTACAAATTGCTTTTTTGAATTTATTTTTTTAAATGTTTTTTTGCCGCCTTTAATTGTTTTTTTATTTTTATTTTTATTTTTATTTTTATTTTTATTTTTGTTTTTTCTTGTTAGTCGTTTCATATATTATTGCGATATTTTTCTTTTTTTCTGAAATATTATTGTTAGTTCTAGGTATAATAGCATCTTTTTTTATATTTTGTTTTGCAGTTTCAAACCAATTACAGTTTATGTCGTTAATATTATCAAATCCGGGGGATATAAATGTATTTTTTTTTAATTTTTTTTCGACGGTTTGAATCATTTCAAATTGTTTATTAACTGCTTCTTTTGATTCTTCATCTTCGCTGGCATTTCCGACATCAGAATTTTCCTCTGAATAGTAATCATCTTTGTCATCATTATAATAGTCGTCGGGGTCAGAGGAATCTTCCTTTACAGAATTTTCTTCTTCTTCTTCTTCTTCTTCTTCTTTTTTCCCTAAATTGTCTTCATTTGTATTTAATTCTAAATGTTTATCGTGTATTTTTAAATAATAAATGGCTTTTTCTATAAAAAAATTAAATCCAGTTTCATCTTGTAATAAATCATTGGGTTTATTATTATCATATAAATTGTTAAATAATCCTTCGATTCTTTTTCTATATATTTCTTTATCATTTAATTTTGTTAGTTCTTCTTGAGAATCTTTCATCTTTTTATTTAATTTACTTAAGGTAGCTTTTCCAACTAGAAAATTAAGAGTTAGTTGATTAATTAAATCTTCAGACATATTTATTATAAATATTTATAATAAATATAATACGTTTAAACTAACAAATTTATATTATTTTGTTAAATCTTTTAATTGTTGTCTTGTTGCATTATTAAAAAGAGAATAACCAATATCATTTGGATGTGAATTTGGATTAAATTGTTGAAAATTTTGTTCCTTAAATAAATTTGGAAATGGTTGTTGAACTTTATTTGAATTTTGCCATTTTACATTATATAAACTACTATCAGATGATGGAACATAAACTGCTTGACTACAATTTTGTAATGCATATACTTGATTTCGCAAATCAGATTCAACATTAATATTTGAACTATAACCAGACCAAGGTGCGGTATCATTTCCTGGATTAAATGTTTGATAAGGATTATATACAGCCTCTTGTTTTAAAGGGGTTTTTATTGGTTCTCTTAAATCAACAATAGGCATAATAGAATATTTTGTAGATGCTGGGCGAGAATCTAAATAAGGTTGTAATGGACTAGACGGAATGTTACGTACATAACTTCTTTGATAGATTGTTTGCTGTCTTAAAGAAGTTGGTTGATCTTGATATCCATAAATATTCATTTATATATAAATATAATAAATTAAATAAAATTAATTTAAACATAACTATTCTAATTAATATAATAATGTGTGGAATATTTACATTACTAAATAATAATCACGAGTATACGGAGTATAAGGAGGGTACTACATATGATGCTCCAAAACCAACAATTACATCAACTCATTCTTTAGATAGAATTAAAGAAGAATTTGGAAAGGGTTCTGGAAGAGGTCCAGAAGATTCTAAATTTGTTGAAAACAAAGAATATAATTTTTTTATGGGGTTTCATAGATTAGCTATTAATGGTTTAAATGAAAAATCAAATCAACCATTAACTATTTATGACATTACTTTAATTTGTAATGGAGAAATATATAATTACAAGAAGTTATACAGCTATATGAATATTAGCTCACCTGAAACCGATTCAGATTGTGAAGTTATTATTCATTTATTTGTTAGATATGGTATTCACCATACATTAACTATGATTGATGGTGTTTATAGTTTTATTTTATATGATAATAGAGATCCAGAAAATCCAATTATTTTTGTTGCTAGAGATACATATGGTGTAAGACCATTATATTTATTACAAAAAGCGACCTACGAAGAAGATCCTTACAATAAATATAGAACAATTGGTTTTGCGTCTGATTTAAAATCATTACATTATTTTTATGAAACTGAAGGATTTGAACATTATACATTACAGCATTTTAGACCTGGTACGTATAGTAGATTTAATTTTGTTAATAAAAAATGGGTTCATAAATATAATAGACCACACGTAATTCCATCATTTTCAATCACTATTTTAACGAGTAGTTCTGATGATGTATATGAATTAATTGCGGAGTTTTATAGTAAGATTAATACATTATTGAATACTGCTGTTAAGAAACGTTGTCAAACAACTGAAAGGCCAATTGCTTGCTTATTATCTGGTGGATTAGATAGTAGTTTAGTTGCTGCGTTAGTATGTAATTATTTTAGAAATGATGATAGAACAATTGAAACTTATAGTGTTGGTTTAGAAGGCTCTGAAGATTTAAGACACGCACGTATTGTTGCGGAATGGATTGGTTCAAGTCATACGGAAATTTTGGTGAAGGAAGAGGATATGTTTTATATTATTCCTGAAGTAATTCAAACAATTGAAAGTTATGATACGACAACGGTAAGAGCAAGTTTAGGTAATTACATTTTAGGTAAATATATTTCTGGAAATTCAGAGGCAAAGGTAATATTTAATGGAGATGGTTCAGATGAGGTATTTGGTGGTTATTTATATATGGATAAGTGTCCTGATGATATTGAATTTGATAGAGAAGTTCGCGAATTATTAGATAATATTCACGCATTTGATGTTTTGCGTTCAGATAAGTGTATTTCATCACATGGTTTAGAACCTAGAACTCCATTTTTAGATCGTAGTTTAGTAAATTACGTATTATCTATTCCACCATATTATAGAAATCATATGAATATCTATTATGGTCGTCACGGTATAGTTGAAAAGGTATTATTACGTGGTGCTTTTACTGAATCATATTTTAGAGATACTTTAGGAAGACAATTGTTACCAGATTCAGTATTATGGAGAAAGAAGGAAGCATTTAGTGATGGTGTAAGTAGAAAGGAGCGTTCATTATTTCAAATATTACAAGAAAAGATTGCTGAAAAGTTAACTGAAAAAACAGATAGAGTATTTGAACCAACAATATTTACTGAAAAATTATATTATAAGAGTATTTTTGAAATGTATTATCCTGAATGTGAAAATATAATTCCAAGATATTGGATGCCTAAATATATTGATAGTGATGACCCAAGTGCAAGAACATTACCAATGTATGAATTTAAACCAGAAACGGAAGAAATTAGAAGTATTATAGAACGAGAAGAAAGAGAGGAAGAAGAAAGAAAAAAGGCAAGACAAAATCAAAGTAAAACAACTTTTGGATTTTAAGGTAAAATAAAATTATATAATAATTATTTAAATATAATAATAAATATTATATTAGAAAAATGCCAATTATAGCTATTTGTGGATTTCAATCATCCGGTAAAGATACTATTGCCGAGTATTTGATTTCAAACTATAATTATAAAAAATTAAGTTTTGCATCTGTATTAAAAGATATTATCGCAATAATATTTGATTGGTCAAGAGATAAATTAGAGGGATTAACTAAAGAAGATAGGGCTTGGCGCGAGGAAATAGACGAATGGTGGGCAAATGCGTTAAATATGCCTAATTTAAGCCCACGATATGTATTACAATATTTTGGAACAGAATTATTTCGAGTTCATTGGCATCAAGATATATGGTTAAAAGTTATTGAAAAGAAATTGATGAATTATGAAAATATAGTAATAACTGATTGTCGATTTCCAAATGAAATAGAAATGTTAAATAAATATGGTGCAAAGTTTATACATATACATAGAAAAATGCCAGAATGGTTTGAAAAATATCAACAAGGGGAATTTGTTGAAGAAGCCGAAAAATTACATCAGTCAGAAAAAGAATGGATTCGTTGTAATCCAGATTATGTTATAAATAATAATGGAAGTTTAGATGAGTTATATGAACAAGTAAATAAATTATTATATAATAATTATATAAATGGGAAATAATTATTTATTAACTAAAATACAATTAAATGCAGTTAATATAATTATATTTTTAACTTGGTTTCTTTATTTTTTAATTGCGTTAGGATTATCAGCAAAAGCACCTGAATATTTAGATGATTTACAATATTATGTTAAAATATATATAAGTTTATTTTTAATATGGCGTTTTAATCCATTTAGGCGCGTTAAATTTACGCCGCTAGATGCAAAAATAGCATTTGAAGCGGGAATATTCATAATTATGACAACTTTTATTGGTTCAATATTAAAAACTTATTTAACCCAAATACAACACCTTTTAATCTAATTTAAAAATATCTAAATGTTTATCAAGTCTTTCTTTAACTTCGGGAATAATATTTTTAAGTTTTAGATTTTCTTTTCCTCGCATTATTTCAACACTATTATACCAATAACTTCTTGAATCAGTAGACCATCTCCATTCAGATACTTTACCTAATAATAACCAAGTTTTTACGTTTAAAATGCCGGCTAAATGAACTATATATGTATCTATCGTTATAAGTAAATCAATGTTTTGTAAAATGGCAATTGTATCTATAAAAGGTTCTTCAGTATCTATATCATAATAGTGAATTTTATTTTTAAACGATATTTTATTAATATCTTTTTCAATTTCAGATTTTCTTTGAAGACAAATTAAATCAATTGGTAAATCTAATAATGTGCCAAATTCTTCTAGAGGTATATATTTTTCTAAATATGATTCTAAAAGTCCATTATAAACAATAGCAACTTTGAATTTTCGTAAATCAGATAATTTTTCTTTCCAATACGCATTTTTTTCCGGATTAATGTTAATATAATTAATTTTATTTGGAGTTATGTTAGTTAATCCCAATTTAAAAGGTAAAGACATTGTATAAACTTTATAATCATAAAATTGGAATTCATAAGGTTTAATATCTAAAATAACCCTTAAATTTGGATAAATAGAAGTATTAAACATATTTCCAACAATTTTATTACATAAAAAAGTAAATGTAATACTGGAAAATTTATTTACAGTTTCAACCAAAAACCTGAAATATTGAATATTATCCCCTATTCCTTGTTCGTAAACAACTAACACATTTTGACATAAAGTTTCTCCATCCCAATAATCGACACCATCTATATCGACACGTTCTTTTAATTTTGTTTGTTCATTAATTTTATTATTATCAAGACGTCTTTCATATAATTTATAACCAATTTTAAAATTTTTTAAAGCTAAATAACAAAAAGAAGCATTATAAATATAATTTGCATCAGTTGTTTGCGATAATGTAAAATAATATATTCCTTTTTTATAGTCTTTCATTAAATAATAAATTTCGGTAAGTGAATATTTAGTGCTTTTATTATTATTATCAAGCTCTAAACTACGTAATAAACTTTTTTCGCATAGTTCATATTGATTAAGATGTCTATAACAACAAGCTATATTATTATATACATCAGGTATTTGTGCCATTTGTAAAACTCGATTAAAGTATTTTAATGCTTCATCATATTTTTTTATATTAAAATAACATACTCCAATTTCATTTGTAGTAACACCATAAGTAGATGTATTAGGAGTAACAGTTTTAATAAATTCAATTAATTCTTCAGCAGCTGTTTCAAATTGATATTCTTCTTGATATAATTTAGCTAATTCTTGATGGTATTTTCCCTTAATTGATATATTATTTTTTTTAAGTATATTAAACATATCATTATAACAACTGATTGCCTTAATTTTGTCATTTTTAGATATAAAATTTTGGGCTTCTTTATATAATTTTTTAGATTTTTCTTCTGCCATAGAATAATTAACAATAATTTTTGTAGCTTTTTACCTCAAAAATATTTGAATTATATAAATTATTAATTTTATTTTTAATTTCAAATCGTTTATCATTTGTAAAATAGACGTTACGTGCTAAACTAATAAACTCATTATCAAATTGTTTGTTTTTTTCCTTAACTCTGATGGAATCTTCTATATTCCATAAAATAGTGTTTATTTCAAAAAGTTCATTTAGTAACCATTTGTCAATAGGAGGTAATAATTTAATTATATTTTCTAAAATTTGTAGTTCATTTAAAATATGTGTTAGTTTTTCTATATTTAAAATTTTATTTTTTTTAATTAATAATATGGTGTATTTGTCATATAATTCGCCAATAGATACTTCAATTTGACATTTATTGATTGATTGTTGTTCCATATATTTTATAAAATAAAATATATAAAAAATATTTTATAAACGTAAACGTAAACATATTTTATAATTTAATTATTCTCATAAAAAAATATATTTTTTATAATAAATGCCGTTTGTTCTTTTGATAAAATAGTGTGATCATATGCAAATAAATATCTTTCAGAATCAAATCCATATTTTTGTTTAACAATTCCAAAAATCGGTATTTTTGTCAAAATATTATTAACTTTTTTATAGTGAGTATATATACAGTTAAATGTTGATGCAACATTATTTTTATTTGAATCGGGATAGAATTTTTCAAATAATAATGAAAAATTTAAAGATAGCTGTTTTGTTCCATTGATTTCTTTTAATAAAGGTGTTAATGCCGAATAAGATGTTGTATCAATTGTAAAACTTTGAGGATGAGAACCATATATGGAAATTATTGGAGTAAAATGGATATTGGACTCAGGTTTAATATCATCTTTAGAAACCATAGTATTATCGTTTTCAAATAATATTACTAAATCTGAATAATTATTTGGTATTTCATAATCAAATAAACTTTTTCTTATATTATCTAATATTCCGTGATTAAATAATATAGTAATTACTCCAAAATGTAAATCAGGATTAAAAGATAATTCCATTAATTTGTTAGTTAGTATGTTTAATTATCTTTATATAAATATAATATATATATTTATATCTGTTTTTTGCTCTTTTTTAAAGTTTTATTTTTAAGATTTGCTAAAGGTCGTTTTTTAGTTGGCAAAATTTGTTGTTTTTCAACTTTATTAAAAAATGTATGTAAATGATGTAATATTTTTTTGCTAACAATTTTGTCAACGTTGAATTCTATAGGCGTTTTAGCTAGATAAATGTAGTGGTACTTTTTAGCAACATTCAAAATTTGTTCCCTACATAATGTAGGGTCAACTATAGAACAAATATTTGCGTTTAAAAATCGATCAATCATAGTATCTAATTCTAGATCATATATGTAAGGTTTTAAGTTAATATAATATATTTTTTCATTACTCATATCAGGATAAAAAACATCATCAAGGAAGCAAATTTCAGTATTAGGAGGCATTTTAGTGCATTTAATAAAATCTTTGTGAGTTTTTAAGTGAGTGGTACGACAAACTTCGACAACTTGACCGCGAACTTTAAATGCAGCAATAATTTGATCAACAATTTTATAATCAATTTTGCTTTCAAAATATTTAATGATATTTTGAGCCCATTCTTTTGGTCCTTGATTGTTAGTATAAATCATTAATTTAGAACATTTGTTAGAAATCTTTTTTTTCTTTAAATAACGTAAAATATTAATAATATTAGGTCTTAAAAATTCTGGATACAAATCTAATACTTTATTAAAAAAATCTTGATTTAGTGAACAATTAATTTTGTTAGTTTGTATATATTCTTTTAATGAATCCCAAAATATGCCAAATTCAACAAAATATCCAAGTGTTTCATCTAAATCAAATACTACTATTTTTGGGTTGCATGACATATATTATATTTTTATAATAAAATAACAAAATAAAAATATTCTAAACTATATATAACAGTTATATGTCTGTTAAACTAACAAATAATGATTATACAGATATACTTCATTTTTATAAAATGCGTATTCCACGTTCATCCAGATTACTTAAACAACAGGCAGAAAAAATTATAGCAAATAAATTATGTAAATGCATTAAAAAATTAGATCCAGAAAACGAAGCAAAATCAATTGGTATTTGCACTAAAACTATTATTAATAATAAGGGTTATAAACGCGGTATATTTAAATGTAAACCACGTCGCACAGTTAAACTTTCAAAAAGAAGAATATCTAGAAGAACAAGGAGAAATAATTAATATAATAATAATTATACTTTATTATTATATGAAAGGTCAAAGTCCTTGGGATATTGAAAAAGGCACTGTTGTCATTGTAGAACCAATTAAGCGTACTCCAGTTGACTCTGTTTCTGCCTTAGAAAAAGAAATTATTAGGTCATTAATGCCTCAACATAAATCAAAAGCGGAATATTATTTTATGCAAGGTGCTCCTGAAGAAAGAGAATATCGTGGTATGCGTGAAGAAGATATTGCCGCTTATATACGTGAAATAAATGATATTGATAAGTTTGCATTGGGCAGAGGAGCTACTAAAAGAAGAAAAAGAAGACAAAGAAAAACAAAGAAAAAAAGACATTATAAAAGACGACGAACTAACAAAAGGCATTAATCTGATTCCGAACCAGAATCTTCGTTTTCGTCTAAATGATCTAAAGCCGATAAAATAACGCGCTCTTGATCTGATAATTTTTGAAATATTAAACATTCATCCATTTTAAATGTATAATGTCGATGCATAAAATTTTTACATACAATTAATATACCACCTTCAGTTATTTTGATATCACATATGATACCAGCATAATGTAAAGGTAAATAATTTGGGTCTGTTATAGGAATCCATCTAATATATGCACCATATCTTAGGTCGTGAATTTCGTCGACATATTTATATCCTTTTAGCTTCTTTAAATAATCTATGGTAACTTCTTTTCCTAAATGTAATTCTTTCAAAATATTTAAATTCATTTCTAATATTTTTTTGTTAGTTAAATGCATTATACTTTCATTGCCTTCATTATCTAATGCTTTGACAAGTTTATTGATGTCCATTTTGATTATTATATATATTATAAATTAGTATTTAAATAGTAATTAATAATATTATATATTTGACTTATGCCAAAAATATTCGAAACAATCTCCGCATTTTTTAAACGCATATTTTATAAAATTAATAATAATAATTCTAAAGATAAATATGCTTATATGCGTTTATATAATCCTAAAAATAGCCCCGATGAAGAAGAAATTATATTTTAATTATATAATGGACAAAACAAAATCAGAAGATAATGACGGCAACGGTAATTTAGCAAATAATCAAGTTGATACTAACATTGACCCAGATACAATTGGAAACTATGTTTACATTTCTTTATGCTCTTGTAGTATTAATGTTAGTTGCTGTATTTCTTAGAATAATATATATATATATAATAAATATATTTATTATTATATATGTATTGGTTATGTTGCTGCTTTAAAAACAATAATAGAAATTCATCTGCAGATAATTTTACTATTGACTCCATTCATTCTATTTCTCCATTATTTTACCAACCACCTCCAAATACAGAACCAAACGCACCACCACCTACAGAATTTGCTGCCATTGGTTCAAAAGACTCGAAACCTGCACCAGGTGTAGATGCACCAACTAAAGGTGTTGTATCTTGTTGATACATTGCGTTAAAATCCGGCATTTGTTGTGTTGGCAATGAGCTTATTGATGTTGTTCCCGTTGAATTAATAGCTGCATTCATTGTTTGACCTTGAGATATTGGTTGGGATACTTTAACATTACCATTACTACCATTGTTTTTCTTCTTTTTATCAGATGTGCCATCCCATAATTCTTGTAATCTATCAACCAATATTGATACTTTTTCACCTAATTTGGTTTGTAAACTTAAGACAATAACTAACATCGCTAAAATTATATTTGTTATACTAAAATCGGCATATTTTTCACCACTATATGTTGGTACATATGTAATAATACGATGAATTATTAACATAACCAAAAACATAATAATAACTTGAGCTAAAACTTCCGCTGTTAGTTCAAAACTTCCTTTATCTTCATCTGCCTCCGGAACAAATTTCTGCATTGTTTTATTCAAAATTATTACTGGAATTATTGCTAAACAAGCGTATTGAATTATATTTAACATTTCTGCTTTTGATTCTTCATTAAAATTAAATACGTGTTTAAAAAATCCGGGCTTTCCATTAGATTTTGTTATTTCTTCTAAACTTTCCATATTCTTATAGTTTATAATTAGAAATTAAAAAGTTATATTATTTATTATTAATATTTAAAGATTATTTACTAAATTTTATATAAATGGATAATAATATTCATCAAGAATATCTACAATATATTACCGGAAACGATGACGTTTTCGGACAACTTGAAGAACAACTTGAATTTAAATCTGAACCTAAAATTCCAAATTTAAGAAAACTTACTCCCGAAGAAGAAAAAGCTTATAATCAAAAACAACAAGAAAATACTAATTACAAACAAATTATTTATGGGCAAGGAAATATATCTGACAGAATCTTTGCTAATTTACAAAAATTTCAACATGAAGAATATCAATATCTAAATCTGCTTCAAAAAATTTTAGATGAAGGCGAATGGATTGAAGGACGTAACGGCAGAACTAAAAGCATTTTCGGTCATTCTATGCGTTTTTCTTTAGTCAATGGTAAAATTCCTATTTTAACAACTAAAAAAACTGCCTACAAAACTTGCCTAAAAGAGCTATTATGGTTTATTCGTGGTGAAACTGATAATAAGATTTTAAAAGAACAAGGAGTTCATATTTGGGATGCAAATGGATCTAGAGAATTTCTAAATTCTAGAGGTCTTATCGAGTATGAAGTGGATGAATTAGGACCAATTTATGGCAGACAATGGAGAGCATTTAACAAGCCATATTATTCTAAACAAAAACAAGAATTTACTAAAAATGCTTATGAATGGGTAAAAGGAGCTTGTGACCCAATGGATCCTATTTTAGAAAGAGATTACAATAATATTATAACTGATGAGTGTGGTGTTGATCAATTACAACAAATTATTACTTCATTAAAACATACTGTAGAGCGTTATAGTCGTCGACTAATTATGACCGCGTGGAATCCCGCACAACTAGATGAAATGGCTTTACCTCCTTGTCATATTTTATGTCAATTTAGTGTACACGATGGTAATAAATTAAGTTGTGCTATGTATCAACGCAGTAACGATGAAGCTTGTGGAACAAGTTTTAACATTGCATCATATAGTTTTCTAACGCATTTGCTGGCAAAACATTGTGGATTAGAAGCACATGAATTTGTTTATTTTAAAGGAGATTGTCATATTTATGAAGATCATATTGAAGGAATAAAAGAACAAATTATAAGAGAACCTTTTGAATTTCCTACATTATCTATTAGTCAAGTAAGAGATAATATTAATGATTATCAAGTGGAAGACTTTAAACTTCACAATTATCAACACCATCCTCAAATAAAATTTCAGATGGTTGCATAAATTTATTTTGATTTATTAGTTGGTTTTAACCATAATCCATTGGAAAATAGTCGACTAATAAAATTGGGTATTTTTGCATCTATTTTATATAAAATTTTTAATGTGTCAGCTGTTGAATGGTTAAACATCTTATATAATTCTTCTCTTATTCTATCTGTACTAACAACATTAAATAACTTATCCAATATTTTTTCGTCTGACATTGCATTCAACAATTCATCACAAATTTTAAACTCTTTGGTTATTGAAAATCTTAGTGCTCTTAGTAAACGCAATGGGTCATCTAATAATGTTTTATATGGGTTTAATGGAGTGCGTAAAATTTTATTTTTAATATCTTGTGCACCTCCAAAAAAATCATATAAATTTCCATTTAGATCTTCGGCCATCGCATTAATTGTAAAATCTCGTCTAGCTAAATCGTCAATTAAAGTTCCAATTGTTACTTCAGGGTGTCTAGAATTATCTGAATAAGATATTTCTTTTCTTGCTAAAACAAAATCAGCTGTTGTATTGCCAAAGTTATTATTAACCATATTTTTAATATTTGCTCGAATCGTAACCATAGATGGAGTTTCAAGAAATATTTGGTAGCCTTCTTTTTGTATCCATTGTTTCATTTGTTGAAAGCCATCATCTAATGAAATATTTTCTATATAGGAAATAAAACAAAAATCAATATCTTTAGATTTTATTCCTAATAATTTGTCACGTACATATCCACCAACAATATATATTTCTTCTGTCATATATTTTGTTAGTTTAAAATATTTTTAAGTGTATATTTTAAAATATAATGAAATGCGTAATTTATTTAGAAACAAAGTATTAAGAATAATTATATGAGTGCAAATCGTTCAGTACAAGCAGCGCAAAGAAGACGTATGGGTCAAGAAATGAGCTCAACTAACAATTCCAGAGGTCCTCAACCTTCCATTGGTTCATCACATATGTTTAACGGCCAACAACCAAGAATTCCAGGACAAACGCAAAAGCAACAATATGTCCAACAACAGCAGCAACCTCAACAACCACAACCAATGCCTGATGTTAGTAAAATAACTGTAGCACAAGCTATAACATTAATTACATTACGTTTAGGTGCTTTAGAATCAAAAATGTATGAAATTGAGGCTACCGGTGGAATTAAATCAAACCAATCTTTAAATTCTTTAGGAGAAAATACGGTTACAGTTGACAGGGATTTTATGGACACTATTTTAGAACGTTTAAACGCATTAGAAACTCGTCCTCAGCAACAAGTATCTTCAAACGGAGTAAATAATGATGTAACAATGTTAAAACAACAATTTGAACCAGTAAAACAAGCGGCAGTACAAACGAAAAATGCTGTCGTAAGTTTAACTAAAGAATCAAAGGATTTAAAGCAAAATGTTGCTAACTTACAACAAGAATTATTTGAAACAAAGGATTTATTGAATAGTTTACAAACAATGGTAATGGATAATAATAGTAAATTATTAAATTTAAGTTTAGGTGGTTTTGAACCTGATTTACAAGAATTTGTTGGTTATGATGAGGGAACAACCCAGTTGGATGAATTAGTATCAGATGATAACGAAATAGTTGGAACAAATCTTAAAGAACTAATTGAAAATGAAATTAATTTAGATATGTAAAAAGGATATAAACATAAGATAATAATATATTTTAAAGAAAGATGCGTTTAAAAATCGAAAATAAGCAAAAAATGGAAATATTTAGTTCAATATTTCAGTTATTTAAGAATTGGGGTTCGCATATTAATATGCAATTTTCGGAAAAGGGATTATATATTCAGTTAATGGATAAATCACATATATGTTTAGCAGAATTAAATTTGTTGGCAAAATGGTTTACGGAATATGCTGTTACTGATTCACATAGTATATCAGTAAGTGGACAACATTTTGCAACAATGATGAGTTATGCATTAAAACACGATACTTTAGAGATAGTATATGGAGAACAAAATGAAACATCATTAAAATCAAAGAAAAAGATGGATATTGATAATGATCATTTATATATAAATTTTGTGAATTCAAAGGAAAATAAATCATCATTTGATCATTTTTTTGAAATTCCATTAATTGAATCAGACGATGAAATAATGGGTATACCTGAAGTAGATTATATAGTTGATTTATTAATAGAGGCAAAAAAGTTAATTGAATTATTTAATGAATTATCGGTATTTGGTCAAGATTTGAACGTAGTATGTACAGAAGATAATGTGCAATTTGTTTCAAATGGTGATAATGGTAATCTAAAGGTAGAAATACCGGCGGATAATTTGGAAGAGTATGCAATAACGGAGGATGCTATGATAAATGTTTCATATAGTTTATCTCATTTATGTAAAATGTGTTCTTCAACAAAGTTGTCTTCAAATATATTAATTGGAATTAGTGATGAATATCCGATGTTATTAAAGTATGATTTAGGAGATGAAAGTAATGCAAAATTTTATATTGCACCAAAAGTATTTGATAATTAAGTAGTTTTCTTCGTTTATAAATATAAATAAATTTATCAATGTTTATAAACAATGTTAGATAATATTCAAGAAATAATAATGGCAATAGTTGTATTTTGTATAGTTTTATTTTTTTATTTACATATTCAATTTCATATTAAAACTAGCAATGATTTAGAAATATACGAAATAGAAGATGCATCTAAAGAAAAGAAGGAAGAAATATGTGACCTACGTCAACCAGCACTGTTTGATTTTCCTGACCCAGAAGATTGTCAACGTATTATTAACACAACTAATAAACAATATTTATTAGATAATTATCCAGTTTTTGAGGTCAAAATACGAGATAATGTTTCAACCGATTTAGAACTTTATGTACCTTTACCCCTACACGTTGCTACACGGCTATTTGAAGAAGACAAAAATGCTACCTACTTCAGTGAAGGAAATAGTGATTTTTTATTAGAAACTGGAGTTACAAAAAGTTTTTCATATAACGACGAATATTTAAGACCAAATTTGGTGTCAAATTGTTATTATGATGTATTAATGGCAAGTACAGACGTGGAAACACCATTACGTTATGATATAAATTATAGGAATTATTATTTGGTGACTCAGGGTTCAATAACAATAAAATTAGCTCCACCAAAAAGTTCAAAATATTTGCATCCAATAGAAGATTATGAGAATTTTGAGTTTAAGTCGCCAATTAATCCATGGAATCCACAACCAAAATATAAAATAGATTTTGATAAAATAAAATGTTTAGAAATAACATTGAATCCGGGAAAAATACTATATATACCTGCATATTGGTGGTATTCGTTTAAATTTGTTAATAATACAAGTGTTAGTTGTTTTAAATATAGAACATATATGAATAATTTAGCTATTATTCCTCAGATAACATTATATGCACTACAGAATCAAAATGTAGAAAGAAAATTTGCAAAGAAAATCGACATTAAACATTTGAATAAAGAACATAATGATAATAATAATATTACAAAGATAAATGATCTAGAAATTCCTGATATATTGATACCAAAAGAAGAGCCTGAACCGTTACCAAATATTGGAGAAACATTTATAAATAATGATACTATAGAAGTTTTGGATTTATAATAATATTGCGTTATAATAAAAATGATGACAAATGATGGATATATAATACAAGATTTAATGCAAGAAACTAATTCATATAGTTATGTTTATACTTATGCTTTAACATCTAATCCATTAATATCTAATTCAAATAATATAAATTTATTTACATTTAAACCTTCTTATAATTTGTTGGCTACTCCACCTCCACCTCCAACCAATAATACACAAATAAAAGAATCTGGTTCTGGTATATGCGATAATGCGTGCTACCAGTGCATCGAACCATATACATATTCTTTAGGTGCATTTGTTAGTTTATGTGTTGTTTTAGCTGGTATAATTATTGTTAAAAAAATTAATTTTAAAAATATATTTAAATTTAAAAAAAAACCTAAAAGAAATAGAAGTTATAGAAGACCAATTAATAATAATGATAATAATTTAGAAAATTATGGTGTAGATTTTGGTATTAATTCTCAATTTGTATAAAATTGAAATAAAAATACTTAGTAAAGAATAAATATAGAGTAGTTAAAGATAACATTTGATATTATATAATGAATATACAATATAAAATACATATAGATGACCGGAACTACCAGTCGTGGTCAATTTATAATTCATCTACTTTAGAACAAGTAAATATATCTGGTCTTGAACCAATAAAAGAAAAACTGTTTTCAAATGATGTCTTTACATTTTCTGAAAGCACAAATAAAACTGAGTTAACTCACTCTTCAACACGCTTAAATGAAAATATACCCGGTGTTTTATTAATTGAGGGTAATAAAACTTATGGAAGAGAAAGAAAAATGATTGCAGGAAAAGATTCAAAAAATAAAAATATGGGACGTTTACTATACAAATGTATTCCAGATGATAAACGTATTCCAGCATTTTTAATTCCTTATGAAATAAAAGATATTGGATTTTCCAAAGTATTTTCAAATTTATACGTAACATTTCGATTTAAATCTTGGGATGATATACATCCATTAGGACAACTAACTCAAACAATTGGTCCCGTAAATATATTGGATAGTTATTACGAATACCAATTATATTGTAAAAGTTTGAATGCATCAATACAAAAATTTAATAAAGATACGAACAAAATTCTTGAAGAACAAGAATCACACGACATATTTATTGAAAATGTATTTAAAAAACACAAAAATATTGAAGATAGAACTAACAATAATTTATGGAAAATATTTACAATAGATCCTCCAACTAGTTCTGATTATGATGATGGTTTCAGCGTTAAGAAGCTAAATGATAATCAAACTTTATTGAGTATTTATATTGCAAATGTTACTATATGGTTAGATTCATTAAATTTATGGAACAGCTTTTCACAAAGAATTTCAACAATTTATTTACCGGATAGAAAACGACCAATGTTACCATCTATTTTATCTGATTGTCTTTGTTCTTTACAGCAAAATACGAAACGATTTGCTTTTACAATGGATATTATTATTGACGATAATTATAATATAATAGATATAATTTATAAAAATACAATGATTAAAGTATATAAAAATTATGCTTATGAATCGTCTGAATTATTGAAAGATAATGATTATAAAACATTAATAGCAATTTGTAGAGGTTTAATGACGAATTATAAATATTTGACAAATGTTAAAACAAGTCACGATATGGTTTGTTATTTAATGATATTAATGAATTATCATTGTGCAAAAGAATTATTAAAATCAAATAATGGTATATTTAGGTCAACTATAATAAATAAGAATATAGATGTTCCAAAACAATTACCAGAAGATGTGGGACATTTTATTAAAATCTGGAACAGCGCTGCTGGACAATATATTGATTTACAAACACTTTCAGAAGATGATAAAGATGGCTTGATGCGTCACGATTTAATGGAAGTAGATGCTTATGTTCATATAACATCTCCAATTAGACGTTTAGTTGATTTATTAAATATAATAAAATTTCAACAAAATAATAATTTGATTGATTTAACTGAAGATGCGTTAAAATTCTATAATAAATGGTTATCATCGTTAGATTATATAAATACAACTATGCGTGCAATTAGAAAAGTACAATCAGACTGTAATTTGTTGGATTTATGTAATAATAATCCAGAAGTATTGGAAAAAGAATATACTGGATATTGTTTTGATAAATTAATAAGAAATGATGGATTATATCAATATATAGTGTTTTTACCAGAAATAAGAATGGCAACACGAATAACAATGCGTGATAATTTAGAAGAATATGAGACGCGTAAATATAGGTTATATTTATTTAATGATGAGGAAAAATTTAAAAAGAAAATTAGATTACAAATAATATAAAAACAACAAAATATTTATAAAATATGTTGTCTTATTACCGCAATGAACTAACAAAAATGATAAATAGTAAAGAATATGATAAAGCATTTGAATATTTGGTGCGTTTGATTCCAAATTTATCCGTAAATGAATTAGAAGAATTATCAAATTATTATATACATTTTTTGTATTTAAAAAATATTAAAAGTAAATTATAATATAAAACTAACAAATTATGTTAATGTAATGTTATCACCCTTTTTTTGGTATTTTTTAGGAAAAAATAATAAAACAAAAATAAATAATAATAAAAATAATAACATTAATTATTTTATAAATCATCAAATGAATTATAGATACAATAAATAAATTTAATTAAAAATTTTTGTCTTATATTTATATGCGTTATAAGACAAAATGCAAACGTAGTAGATGCAAACGTAATAAAAGGTATACTAAAAGCAAAAGATATCGCACAAGAAGACAGCGTGGTGGATGAGGAATGTCCTTAAAACCAAATACAGAAAAAATCGCAAAAGCAATTGCAATGTATGGTGGATGAGGTCCGTCCTTAAATTTATAAAAAATAATTTAAAAACTAATATAAGGAATGACGCGTTAAAATTACAAAAAAATGATTGTAGTTTTATTTTGCCGACAAATTATATTATATTTTTCTTGTCTAATATGGCGACTCTTTTAGATATTTTAGAAATAATTTTTTTAATATTTTTAGCAGTTTCTTCTTTTGTTAGACCACACATTGAATTTGAAACGATGTTCAAATAAAGGTCATTTTTTCTTGAATCTGCTTGAGTACATCCCGGATTTGCTTTAGCCCATTCGGAAATATTTTTCATATTTAAATTATTATATATTCTGTTTATTTAATTCAATTAATTTTTTATTTTGTTCAAGAATTATTTTATTTTGTTCTATAATTAGCTGTTTTAATTCGTCATTTTGTTTTACACCTTTGAACATTTAAAACGCCGATTTTTTAAATCATTTTAATTATAACATAAAAAACTTAAAAATATATTCATAATATACTTTAATTTATATAATGAATGTGGAAGAAGAAAATAACTTGTTAAAACAAAAAATAGAAGATTTAGAAAAACACGTAGCAGAATTGGAAGAACATTTGAAAAAATATACCAATAGCACGCGACATCTAAAATATTATAAAAATAATAGTGAAAAGGTAAAAGAGAGAACAAAAAATTATGTAGAAAAGTTGAAAACTGAGAACCCAGAGAAGTTGAAAGAATGGAGACGCACTTATTATTTGAAAAAGAAGGAAAAGTTAAAGGAACAACAACAAACCAGTGATACAACTATCTAAAACGCATCATATTCTCCATTTTTACATAAATATACATTTGCAACTTCATCGCCATTTTTGATTTCTTCAATTGTTTCACATAATTCTTTTACCCAATCGTAAGTATCATAAAACACATCTTCTTGTAAAAGACGAATAACTGAATACCCATTATCATTCGCACACGTTTCTTTGTATTTATCGTTTTCAAATTGTTCTTCTGGTGATGACCAATTTGAGATTTGTTGAAAATGTTGCGGACCATCTAATTCAATAATGATTTTATATTCTGGTATAACGAAATCAAATGGAAGATGTTTTAGTTTTTTACACCATTTTTGTTTGAATTGTCTTGTAAGTGTAGGATATAATGGTTGTATTTTTTCATATATTTTATATTCTGTTTTGTTTACGCAATATGGACATCCTTGACCTTGTAAATGATTATTTGCTTTTTGTGAAAACTCACCGTGGGTTTTGCAGATTATAATAACCTTTTCATTTTGTTTAGTATACTCTGTTTTGGTGTAATTATAAATATTTTTATGAACAATATTTGCTTTTTCTTTAAATTGTTCTGTTGTCCATGTTCTATTTTCACCTCTTAATGTGGCAGCACACTTTTTACAACCATTTTTGTTATTTATATGACAATATGGTGTCTGTTCAAACTCGCCATGTGTTTTACATATAATTTTAATTTTTTCGTCAATGTTTGTGTAAACAGTAAAATATTTATAGTCATATGTCTCTCCATGAACTTCTTTGAATTTTTCTTTGATTTCTTCTATTGTGAAACGTTGATTATCTGACCTTCTTTCATCATAACATTTTTGACAACCAGCGCTGCGTATATGATTAGTTGGTGCTTGTAAAAACTCACCATGTGTTTTACATATTATAATTATATTATCATAAATGCCAGTATAAATAACTTTTGAGTAATCATAAGTATTATCACCATGAACTTCCTTTGCTTTTTGTAGTATTTCGTCTTTTGTATATTTTCTGTTTTCACCTCTTAATATGTCAGCACATTTTTTACACCCTCCTTTACAATTTATATGTATGTGTATTAATTGTGAAAATAAACCATGCTCTTTACACTTTATATTTTCAATTACACCCTTTACATATTCAATACTTGAATAATCATATATTTCTCCATGAACTTCTTTTGCCTTTTGTATTATTTCTTCTTTTGTATATTTTCTGTTTTCTCCTCTTAATATGTCAGCACACTTTTTACAACCTCCTTTGTAATGGTCTGTTGGCGTTTGTTCAAACTCACCGTGTTTTTCACAAATAATTATAACTTTTGTTTTTGAATTGATATAAACAGATTTAGTATAATCATATTTTTCTCCATGAACTTCTTTTGCTTTTTGTATAAAATCAGTTGTATTACTTTTTTGCAATAAATGAGTTTCTTCTATTGCACATTTTTTACATCCACAACCTTGTAAATGACTATTAGCACATTGTTCAAAATCACCATGTTTCTTACAAATTATTATTACTTTATTATCTTTTTTAGTATAAACTACTTTAGAATAATCATATTTATCTCCGTGTATTATTTTTGCATCCTCAATAAATTGTTCGGTAGTTTTCTTTTTCATTTTGGTAATATTTATTACATATTACTATCAAAATTATTTTATATCAATTTTATTCTATAATATATTAATTATAGCGTAAAATACTTAAATATATAATATTAAGGAATATTATATGGGAAAGAAAAAGAAGCCAAAAGAAACTGCCCAACCAAAGAAAACCAGAAGTGATGTAAAAGAACGCAAGGAACTAAACAAAGATACAGAGTTTACGTGTGTCAAAACCAGTTTCAATAGTTTAGTAGAAAATAATTATTTGAGTGGAGGCATTCAAGAAATTGTGTTGAATATTAACAAAATATGCTTCTTGTCTTACCAATTACTCAATTATCATTTTACTCGTCTTATTGAAGAGAATAAACCATTTCCAGAAATTACACAATCCTTATTTTACCAAGCATGTGCAACTGTTTCTGTAATGAAAGAAAGAAAAGAAAAAATAGATGAAACTGATGAATTATATATTAGTTTTTCACATTACAAAGAACATGTAGGAGAATTACCTTTTCGTGATAGAATGGGTAATCTCATTAATAACCTAAATCGGCAACAACTTACTATGACTGAAAACCATTTGAAACTCAATTTTTACAAACGATTTCATAAATACTTGGAAATAAAAACTGGTGAAACAAGAAAAGGAGTAATTTACAAATGGCTAAAAGACATTTATGCGATTGAATATACTGGTAAAAACTTTTTTATACTATACATGAGACAATGGTTAAAATATTCGCCTACAGAATTAAATATAAAAATACATTCCTCTCATTTTGTAAAAATATATCATAAAATACTGAAAACCTTTGAAAAATACCCATATTCTAAACACATAAGAACATTCAATTTATTACCAACAAAAAACTCATTCACGTTATCTACAATTGAAATATGTAGCAGTTGTTTGAAGGATATTATTGGATATTTTACTAAAACCCCAGTACCAGATGATTTCAAAGAAAACAAATTAGTTTATTGGTATGAGTTTTTCAAAATAGAAAAATATGAAACAAACAATCGCAAGTTTGCGAATACCATTTATACTGATGGTAAAATTGCTGTTATACGATTGAGAAAACCAAAGTTTGAAGCACCTAAACCGAAAGATGTTAAGAAAATACAATATGAACAATATGTTGGAATTGACCCTGGCGTGAGAAGTTTGCAAACATCTTGTAATAACGAAGGCAGAGTATTAGAAACTACAATGCCAAGTTATAGACATGATTGTAAAATGAAATATGCATGTAGAAAACGAGAAATGTGGTATAAGAAATGGGAACATTATGAAATGTGGCGTAATATTCCAAGTTTCAAAACAACTAATTTACAAAAAATGCGTAATTATTTTGAGTATGTTTATCCAAATCTAACTACCATTTTCCAGTTTCATCTTTACAAGAACTTTCGTGGTTTATCATTTCGTTCTTATTGTCGTGGAAAAGCAACCATGAATAAACTATGTAAAAGTATTGTTGATGATAAGAAAACATTAGTAGGTTTTGGTGATTTTTCACAACAACATGGTTTAGTAAAAAAACACCCAACCGCACCTATTCAAAAGTTCAAACATGAATTAAGAAGATATAGTGATGTTATTATAATTGATGAATATAATACAAGTAAAACATGTAATAAATGTTTTCAACCTATAGAATTATACAAAAACAAGATAATTAGGAAAAAAAGAGATGGAACACATACAAAAGCAAGAATGTCTATTATCAACAGTGTAATCCGTTGTAAACTCAACGAGTGTAAATTATGCTGTATGGATAGAGACATAAACGCTTCCAAGAATATTCTGTTTTTACTTCAATTACAAAAAGAAGGAAAAAAGAGACCAGAATGTTTTAACCCAAAGAATATGAACGACTGCGATACTCCCTTATGGGAAGATAAGTATGTCGTGGCGTGAAATCCGCAATTACCTTTTTGGATTTTTTAATTCGGCAAAAAATCGGCGTTTTAAATGTCCAAAGGTGTAATATATTTGTCATAATATTTGTATCTGTTAAATCTAATTTATTATTTTCATTTATTTTATTTTGGTGATAATCACAATTTTGTTTGTGTCTCCATAACCCACTACGGTCTAAATACTTTTTACCGCATATGCATAAAAATGACCTGCTAGATTGGATATCACTATTTTCAACGGTGTTGACAGTACATTGACAATGTTTTTTTGTTTGAAGATGTTGCTTAAAATGCTGTTTTTTAAAGCATTTAAAGTCACAGAATTTACAATAAAAATTTGTAGTTTCATTTTCGTTGGGAATTGTTGGAATTATGCCAATCTCAACTTTTATTTTATGTAATTTAGTTAATATATGTTTATCATAATGTATTTTACTATTACATTGTATATTGCATAATTTACAATAAAAATCTTTTTTATTTGAAAAAGGTGGATAGCTGTTTAAATTTGCTTTTAATTCTTCAAAATGAACATTTTCTTTTATGCGGGCTTCAGTTGAATCTTTGCAATTATATTTTGCAATCTCAATCATATCCCAATTTTCCCAACCTCCGTTTTGTCTAATTGTATCGTAAATTTTCAAAGTTTTTTTAATATTATTACTACAAATTTTATGTTGATATTTTCGTTTAATAAAATTTGTGGTATGTCCAACATATACATCAGTAATGTCTGAATTTTTACAATATATTTTATATATTGTGGTATTTGAATAATCTATATTATTTTTTGGCATTTTATAATATATAATTTAAGATATATATATTATTTATCCTAAAATATCTTAAAATAAATTAATAAAAATTATTATAATAAAATATAATTATATTATTATTATTATTATACTAATTTAAGTTTTACAGTCAGATAATGATACTTTTTTAGAAACTTTAGAAATAATTTTATTAATATTTTTGTTAGTTTCTTCTTTAGTTAGACCACACATTGAATTTGAAACAATATCTAAATAAAGATCATTTTTTCTTGAATCGGCTTGAGTACATCCTGGATTAGCTTTAGTCCATTCAGAAATATTCTTCATATTTTCATTAGCAATCATCTTAATAGCTTTAGTTAAAAGTGTTCTATCATCATCTTCTTTATTCCATTCATTATTATCATTTTTAATATATAATACTTCACGTTTTAAATCAGAACAATGAATTGGTCTTTCAGTTATTTCTGTATTATTAAGTTTATCTATAATAATCTTACTAATTCCTTCTACATATCCTACCCTTCCAACATTTTCTAAATCTTCTAATGTTGGTTTGATTGAACTAACAAATTCCGAAATATTCATCGCGTTTTTACACGTTTCATTTAGAAATACTTGTAAATTAAATGTTTTATTATTTGAGTTATTATTAATTGTATTATACTGTGTTATGCCTTGTTTTGTTAGTTCAATTATTGTTTTTTGAAGTTCTTGATTTTGCGTTAACAATTGCATAATTAGTTGTTTATCAGTTAAATCTTCTAGTTTAAGTGGTTGCCCAATTACTTGACAAATGGTGTCAGAATTTTGTTCTTTATTACAAGTCTGTTTGTGTTTCCAAAGACCAGAACGATGTAAAAATTCCTTACCACAAGCGTCACAATTATTTTTTTTGCAAGTTTTTGCTAGTTTTTGGTT